CAATTACCTTACTCTATTAAGACAAAACTTAAGAGAGATCAAGCTAATCAGCGACGCCAAGATATTGAGGATCAATTAGTAGGATCCAAGTATGGCATTGCTTATATAGATGCAACAGAGCATGTTACGCAATTAAACCGTCCAGCAGAAAACAATTTAATGTCTCAGGTGCAATACTTAACGAGCATGCTATATAGCCAGTTGGGGATTACCGATGAAATATTAAATGGAACTGCTGACGAAAAAGCAATGCTAAATTACCACAATCGTACTATTGAACCGATTATTTCAGCGATAACTGATGAAATGAAGCGAAAGTTTCTGACACCTACCGCGAGAACGCAAGGGCAATCTATCGAATTCTTTAGAGATCCGTTCCGACTTGTTCCCGTATCTGAGATTTCTGAAATCGCAGATAAATTTACAAGAAATGAAATTATGACGTCTAACGAAATTCGTCAGGTTATCGGAATGAAACCTTCTAAAGATCCGAACGCCGATATTCTTAGAAATAAGAACCTCAGTGCTCCAAAAGAAGACGCGACTCCGGTTGGCGAACAGATAGCAGTCGCTCAAGAAAATAAACAAATGGAGGAAAATCAAAATGAATAAAGATTACGATTTTTGTGGCTGGGCTACGAAAAACGATCTTCTTTGTTCTGATGGAAGAATTATTCGAAAAGGTGCTTTCGACCATCAGGATGGAGCAAAAGTTCCTCTCATGTGGAATCACATGCATGCAGCAGCTTCAAATGTTCTTGGTTATGCGATTTTAAAGCATGCGGACGAAGGCACAAGAGCTTATGGGTATTTTAATAATACTCAGCAGGGCAAAGATGCAAAAATTCTTTTAGAGCATGGAGATATCCAGGCTCTTTCCATTTGTGCCAATAAATTAAAACAGTCCGGTCATGACGTGCTTCATGGGGATATCAAAGAAGTTAGTTTGGTTCTTTCCCCGGCCAATCCTGGAGCATGGATTGATACAGTAATCGAGCATAGCGATTCTTTTGATGAAGAGGCCATTATTTATACAGGTGAGCCTCTTATCGACATTACGCATTCCGAAGAACTTTACGAAGATGAAGAAGTTTTAGATGAAGTCTTCGAAGAAGAAATCGCTCATGCCGACGATGAAAAAGAAGAGGAGAAAGACGTGGACAAAGAAAAAGATAACAAAGAAATGACAGTAGGAGAAGTTCTCGACACTTTAGATGAGAAACAGAAAACCGCTGTTTACGCAATTATCGGTGGAATTCTCAATGGAACACCAGACGACGATGATGACGAGGAGGAAAAAGATACTATGAAACACAATGTGTTTGAAGGAAATGATGTAAATCAGAGCAATATTCTTACCCACTCTGATGAGGAAGCTATCGTTAGCCTTGCTAAAGATTATGGCAGCTTCCAGAAAGCTTTAGAAGCTTATGCTTATGAAAATGATGTAGAACTTCAGCATGCAGATGCTACCGCAGGCGGTTTTGTACAGCCTCCGACAGCAGGAAATGTAACTACGCTTTTCCCGGAGTACGCAGAAGTTAGACCTGGCGCACCGGAACTCATTACAAACGACCAGACTTGGGTTAACGTTGTAATGAATGGCGTACATAAGAGCCCGATCAGTAGAATCAGAACATCTCATGTTGACATTCGTAACATCGACTCTCTTAGAGCAAAAGGCTATCAGAAAGGAAAACAGAAACAGCTTTCCGGAAATTTCGCACTTGCTCGTAGAACAACCGATCCGCAGACAGTATATGTAAGAAATCAGCTGCACAGAGACGATATCGTTGATATCACTGATTTCGATTATGTTGATTACTTATACAAAATCGATCGTATGATGCTTAACGAAGAACTTGCTACAGCTATTCTTATTGGCGATGGTCGTGAAGACGCTGCTGAAGATAAGATTTCCGAAGATCACATCAGATCTATCTGGAACGACGACGATCTTTATACGATCCATTCCGAAATCGACTTTGATGCTGCTAAAGCAGAGCTTCAGGGAACAAACACGGCAGCAAACTTTGGCGATAACTATGTTTGGGCTGAAGCTATGATCAACGCAGCACTGTATGCTCGTGAGACATATAAGGGAACTGGAAGCCCGACGATGTTCATCACTCCGCATATGCTGAACGTAATGCTTCTTGCTCGTGATCTTAACGGACGTCGCATTTACAGCGGTGTTGCTGAGCTTGCTACAGCATTCAACGTATCTAAGATTGTTACAGTTGAGCAGTTCGCTAACAAGACAAGAACTGTAACAGTTGAAGGTCAGGAGAAAACTAAAGAGCTTATCGCTATGATCGTTAACCTTGCAGATTACAACGTTGGTGCTACAAAAGGTGGTCAGATTACTCAGTTTAATCAGTTTGATATCGATTTCAACCTTCAGAAATCCCTTATCGAGACAAGAGTATCTGGCGCCCTTACAAGAGTATACTCTGCAATCGCTATTGAGCAGGATGTTACAAATAACGGCTAATAAAGGATAAATCAAAATGGCTAAATTTTACGGGAAAATAGGGTTTGAGGTTCAAACAGAAACTAGACCAGGTGTCTGGGAGTATTTCACTGAGAAAACTTATCGTGGAGATTTGTTGAAATTAATGAATAGAAACCAAGATGCCGGTCAAGTTAATGAGAATATCGCATTATCTAATACTATCAGCATAGTAGCAGATCCTTTTGCTGTGAACAATTTCGCTGCAATTAGATATGTGGAATATCTTGGTACTAAATGGGAAGTGACAAGTGTGGAAGTAAATTATCCACGCATGACGCTTTATATCGGAGGTGTGTATAATGCGGGATCGGTTATTACTTCATGAAAAACTTGTTGGGATTCTCGGATCTCGCAACGTATACTTTCAACCGCCAGTTAATATCAAGCTTTCGTACCCTTGCATAGTTTACAAAAGGAACGTGATAGATGCCGAGTACGCCGATAACTCAAAGTTTATGAAATCTCAGAGCTACCAGGTTACGTTAATATATAGTGATCCTGATAGCGCCCTTCCCGAAAAATTATTCACATCGTTGGATTTTTGTAGCGCAAATACTCCAACTTATGTCACTGATAATCTTTATCATGACGTGTTTACTGTTTATTGGTAATTTACTTAACCTAATTTAGGAGGAATAATAAATGGCTGAATTATTAAAATGGGATGTCGAAGGCGAAAAGTTTTTCGAAGGCGGCATTTCTAAAGTTGTTTTATATTTAAAAAATGTTGACACTTATGGCGATGGTATTGCTTGGTCTGGTGTAACAGGAATCGACGAAAACCCAGATGGCGGTGAAGCAAACGAGATTTGGGCTGATAACATTTCTTATGCTAAGATTCGTGGTCAGGAGAAATTCGGCGTAACTATCAACGCTTATACTTATCCGGAAGAGTTCGAAGAGTGTGACGGATCTAAGAGACCATCTACCGGTGTAATCTTTGGACAGCAGCAGAGAAAACTGTTCGGTCTTTGCTACAGAACAGAAATCGGCAGTGATGATCTTGGTGACTTCAGCAAAGGTTATAAAATCCATCTTGTATATGGATGCTCTGCATCTCCAGCAGAAAAGAGTCATGAGACTTTGAATGATTCTCCGGATGCTGAGACATTCTCTTGGACAGTAGACGCTACTCCGGTTGCAGTTTCTACTTCAGGATACAGACCGGTTGCTCATGTAGTAGTTGATTCTAGAACAGCAGATGCTGACAAACTTACTACGTTTGAATCCATGCTTTACGGAACAGCTGGCGCAGAAGGCGGCACTGGCGAAGTTAAAGCTAAACTTCCATCTCCAGATGAAGTTATTAAACATTTTGGAACAACTAATGGCTAATTAAAAAAACATTATGCAGGTTGAGGGCTCGTTAAATACGGGCCCTCTTTTTATTATCCAGAAAGGAGACAATTATGCGTAAAGAAACTATTAAATATACAGATTACGAAGGCGTTGAAAGAGAAGAGGACTTTTACTTCAATCTTAATAAAGCTGAAGTAATGGAGATGCAGTTAAGTACTGACGGTACATTAACAAAACTGATTGAGAAGATTATTGCTGAGAAAAACGTTCCGAAAATTGTTGAAATTTTTAAAGAATTAATTCTCAAATCTTATGGCGAGAAATCTTTAGACGGAAAAAGATTTATTAAGAGCCCAGAACTTACAGAAGCATTTACACAGACTGAAGCATATAGCGAGTTGTTTATTAAGCTTTCTACAGATGCGGAGGCTGCTTCTGATTTTATTAATGGAATTGTTCCTAGAGATCTTTTTAATCAGATGAATAACGAACATAAACCAGATCTGAAATTAGTAGGAGAAAAATCCGAATAAAGGAGGCGGTTAAATGCTCTCCATAACCATACCTGATACGGAATTATTCAATGAAGCAGAGCAACGATTTTATACGGTAAAAGGTTGCACACTTCAAATGGAACATTCTTTGGTTTCTGTTGCTAAATGGGAATCAAAATGGAAAAAACCGTTTTTGGGTGGAGGTAAAAAAACTAATGAAGAGATAACAGATTATCTAAAATGTATGACGATAACTCAAAACGTTAATCCTTATATTTATAGATGTCTTACTAATGAAAATCTGGAAAAAATACGAAATTATATAGACGATCCGATGACAGCAACAACGGTTAATCACCAACAAAAGAGAACTACTAATAGAGAAATTCTTACGGCTGAGATTATATATTACTATATGATTGCTTTGAACATTCCTTTTGAGTGTCAAAAGTGGCATTTGAATCGTCTATTTATGCTCATTCGAGTATGTAGTATTAAAAACTCCACACAAAAGAAAATGCCAAAAAGCGAATATTTAGCTCATAGAAGAGCTCTTAATGAACAGCGTAAAAAGGCATTAAATACTCACGGATAAAATGTCTATAAGATTTAAATCAAAAGGGGATTTTAAAAGAATCCAAAAATTTCTAATAAAGCATTCAAAAGACGTTTTTAGAAACATGCTGGAAGATTACGGAAGAAGAGGGGTGGCGGCTTTAGCATCTGCTACCCCAGTGGATTCCGGAATTACAAAAGATTCCTGGTATTATCAGATCCGGGAAACTGAAAATAGCACGTTCCTTTCTTGGCATAATTCTAATGCCACAGTTAGAGGAACACCGATTGTAATATTACTTCGATATGGCCACGCTACGAATAAAGGAGGCTATGTTGAAGGATACGATTTTATAGCGCCATCCATAAGGCCGATTTTTGACGAATTTACAAGAACAATGTGGGAGGAGGTCACAACGTCATGAGTAGTAAAGATAGACGAATAGTCGAACTTGAGTTTGATAACAAGTCGTTTGAACGTGGCGTAAAAGATACTCTAAAAACTTTAGATGGATTAGATCGAAATTTAGACCAATTAGACGGTAAATCGTTAAAAGGCCTTCAGGACTCCATTGGAAATATTTCTTTTAAAGGTATGGAAGATGGAATTAATTCTTTAAATCAAAAATTTAGCGCAATGGGAGACTTTGCTAGACGAATTTTTGAAAATATTGCTGATGATGTATATGAACTTGGAAAGAAAATAATTAATTCCACATTTGGTCAAATCATGAGCGGAGGTTCAAAAAGAGCTTTAAATATCGAGCAAGCAAAATTCATGTTTCAAGGCCTAGGTCTTGATATTGAAGAAGCAATGCGTAATGCTAACGATGCTGTTACTGACACCGCATATGGACTGGATGAGGCTGCTATTGTGGCTTCTCAGTTAGCAGCATCTGGAGTTCAGCTTGGCGACGATATGACAAAAGCCTTGACCGCTATTTCTGGCGCAGCTGCCATGACGGGAAGTGATTACGTAGACTTAGGTAGAATTTTTACGACAGTTGCTGGTAATGGACGTTTGATGGGTGATCAGCTTTTACAGTTTTCGGTTAGAGGTTTGAATCTAGCAGCCGATATCGGAGAAGCCTATGGAATGACCGAAGCAGAAGTCAGAGATCTTGTTTCAAAAGGTGCTATATCTTTTGATATGTTTTATGAGACTCTTTACAATAAATATGCCGAACAGGCAAAAAGAGCGAACGACACTTTTAATGGTGCACTTTCGAACGTTAAAGCTGCTCTAAGTAGAATTGGTGCCGAAATCATGACCCCGTATTATACATATGCGAGGGATGTTCTTAATGCGGTTAGACCTGTTTTAAACTCATTCAAAGCAGCAATGTATCCGGTTTTTGATTTTATCGAGTCTCGAATGAGAGTTGCGTCTAAAGCGATTATTGATTTCTTAAATATTTACGATGG